CTCATCAATGCCGGGACTGGCGTGCAGCTTGGTGAGATCACAGTTGATCAGATCACCACAACAGTGGCCGTTGTAGCTGTCGGCAATGCAGCCGGTGTGTTGACCGATAGTGCCTGGGGATTCCTGGTCATCACATCAGCGCCACAAGCGTGATCAGCGCCGCAAGAAGTCCCAGTGCCAGCCCGACGAGCCCGACAGCCACCCAGAAGACAACCAGCCACCAACTACGCGGTGCCACCCCACAGCCGAACCGTGAAGACGTTGTCCCCGTATCCCGTGGCGCCCAGCATGGTGGGATCCCTGCCGGCGACGGCAGCGATGTGATCCTCCAGGGAGGTCTGAACCAGCGGGGGCGGGATGGGGGGCAAGGGCTCGGAGGTGTCACCCTGCGAGGAACGCGAAGAGGCGCCCACGCCTCCCCGCAGGGTGACGCCGTGAACAGTGTCGGTCAGCCACAGACCCTCAGTGGTAGATGACACCGCGGGTTTCCAGCCAGTTGTAGAGGTGCTGAGGGACTCGGTAGCGCCGGCCCCGAAGGAAGGTGAGGGTGTTGTCGATGCCGTAGGTCATGTCCTCGATGTCGGTGTTGACCCGGATGACGCGCCACTCGTCCTCGACCACGATGGGCTCTTCGCCCAGGTCCTCGACCTCTAGGGCGTTGTGGCGCTGAACCTTGGGCTGCTGCTTGATCTCCAGATCCTGAAGGTTCCTCATGGGATCCGGGGTCACCTTCGGAGGGGAGGCGGGATCGAGGATCTCGTCCTCATCGACCACCACCGGCTCTTGAAGCTGCTCAATCTTGGCCTGGGCGGACTGGGGAAGCTCGGTCAACTCCCCGGTGACAGGATCAAAGATGCCCTCCTCCTCGACCACGATGTCGACCTGGTTGACCAAGCCGATCTCCTGCTGGCGGTCAGCGATCTCCTGGGCCTTCTCCTCGGTCAGCCTCTGACGCTGCTGCCCGGTGAAATCTCCTCGCTGTGGTGCTGCTCGGGGCATGCAAGATCCCTTCTCTCGATAAATCGATGGTACTGGGGCGCGACAGGGCGGACGTTACCGTTGAAGAGTGCTCAACCGCACCCAGTTCAGTCGAATAGCACAAGAGGCAAGTGCTCCCCAAGGGGGCGGGACTTACGACGTTCGAACTGGTGAAGGGAAGTCGTCAGGTTGGGCCGTTGCTACGGCAGGACACGAACACCTTGAACCGTCGCAATCCTTTGGACCACACACGGTGGAGCAATACGGTCGCGCCCACCGGGAAGCGCTAGAAAAGACTGGTTATCTTGGCCTTTGGCATGAACCAGGACAGGGTATTTACCACGATGTCAGTCGGGTGCTTCCTGACACGCATAGAGGCGGGGCTGAGGCCATCGCCAGTGGCTATCACCAGCACCAGAAAGCCATCTTCAACATGGACCGGGGCGAAACGATGTACATGCAGCCCGAGGGCCGAAGAGAAGAGCGTTCCACCCGCAAGGCCGTGAAGAGCCTGCGCCGGCAGGCACCTCAGCGGCGGATCAGTGATATGTCTACGAGCCAGTTAGGCGCGGCGATTCGGAATCGCCGGCCTGTCTAGTCCGCATCCGCTCGCCCACTTCCTGGGCATAGAGCGCCAAGTCGTTGTCGGCGGTACGAGGCTGAGCCTGCTGCTGGCGGTGGAGTTCGTTGGCTCGCTGAGCTAGGAGGTCCAGGCGTTCCTGAGCCGCTGGGGACCGACGCTTCTGGCCCTCCAGGCGGTAGTACTCCTCGCGCTCGGGCATGGGCAGGGACGCGATGATCGTGGTGTGCTTCAACCTGCCCCAACCGTTAATAGCTGAACCCTGCGCCACAAGTTGGGATTCTAGGGGATTTTTGCTCGGGAGGGGGATCGGTACCCCCTCCGCGAGCCTGTGCCTAGTTGGTCTGGGCGATGACCACGCTCTGGTCGGTGATGAGCCCGAACCCCCAGATGGCGTACCAGCAGAGAGCGTGCTCACGACCGAAGTCCAGCACGCCACCGTCGCGAAGCTCGACCGGCAGGGCGATGGCATGGCCGAAGGCGTTGTCGCCCAGGTACAGCGCCCAGTGGATGACCGGCGTGCCGGCCCCACCTGGCTGGGTCTGACGGATCTGGGTTGTCTCGATGTAGACCGTGTCGTTGAGCCGCCCGATCTCGCCCAGCATGAAGTTGCCCGGAGCGGCGTACTTGGTGACCTCGATGAACTCGGGGTTGTCACGCAGCCGGCGGGACTGGTGCGGGTCGATGAAGCAGACGTATGTCTCCCCGATGCGAGGCACGTTCTTGGTGGCCAGAGTCTCCACGGCGTCCTTGGTCACGTTGACGCTCATGTAGAACTGGCCCGTGAGGCCAGCCTGGCTGGTCCCTGGGACGCCAGCGTCGTACGGCGACAGCGGGGTCCGGGTAGCCGTGGGCGCCGGAAGCTGGTAACCGAAGATGACCGACGAGGCGTTGTAGAGCGTGTCGCGAGCCGAGCCGTCGAGGTACTTGGCCATGTTGCGGCCCAGCAGCCGTGACGACGAGGCCATCACGTCATCGAAGGAGGCGTTGAGCAGAAGCTCGGTCACCGCGATGGCGTAGCCCTGCTCAGCCACGGTGATCGCATACTGAGAGGCTGTGAGAGCAGCCGTCTGCATACGAACACCCTCAACAAGCTGTGTGGCGTCACCGAGGTTGTTGTAACGCATGAAGTTGACCTGGAGCCCAGGTTGGATCCCGAGTTCCGTCTTCTTCACGGCGAACTGCTCGAAACGCAGTACGGGCATCGACTGGAACAAGATCTCCTTGCTCCAGATCACCTGGATGGCTGGGGAGAGTTGTGAGTTCGTCCCCGGATATCCAGTGGGCGCAGCGCTCAGAAGCGGAGTGCCGGTAATAGAGGAAGGCATTATTCCCTCACTTTCCTTTGACGGCCATTTTTTATCCGGCCTTCCATTTCTGGTTGGTAGTTACCTGTTCCGGTATGCCTGCGCAGCCGCAGCCATTAACCCGTTGGGTCCTTCCCTCAGAGCAGCGTATTCATCGGTAGTCATGTTCTTGATGTCATCGGCGCTGAGCGTGCGCGTCTGGGGTGTCATATCGGTCGGACCCATGGGTGGGGCAGTGACACCTACGGTGCGTCTTGACGCGCTCTGTTGTTGCAGTACCTGCGATGTCTCGCCAGCTATTTCGTCTGTTATCTGGACGAGATTGAGAATGGAGGCGTCTATTTCCTCTTCACTGTTCCCAGCAACTAGCCGGCGCAACTGGGGAGCAATGCGCTCACCATCAGTCATCATGCGCTGGGTCAGGTAGTTCTGGAGGCCGGCGTAGCGGCGCTCCTGGTCGAGCACGGCCAGAGCCTTCTCCCGCTCGGCCCGCTCCTCGGCCAACTTGGTTTCCCACTCGGCGTCCTTCTTCGCGATCAGATCGCGAAGCTCCATCTCCTCCTCTTCCTTCTTCTTGGCGGCGCGCTCGGCCTCTTTGCGGAGCTTGTCCTCAGCCTTGGCCCGCTCTTCCTCCGAGGAGCGGTACTTGGCAAGCTCGGCCTGAAGCTCGTCGGCTCTGCTCAGTTGCGCCTGGTAACGATCCCTTTCCTCCTGACGGATCCGCTCGACATCCTCGGGTGAGAAGGTGCTGGGCTCCGAGCCGGTGCGGGCTTGGCGCGGCGGGGCGGCAGGCGGCACGTTGGTTTGAATCTGCCCCGTGCCGGTCATGCTGTTCTGCGGGACCGTAATGGTGACGCTGTTGGGGTCAGAGGGCTGATTTTCGGGTGAGTTTTCAGGCTCGTCGGGCACCTTTGGTTCCTCTCTTTAGGATTCGTCTTCTTCGGGGGTACGACGCTGAGGCAGGGTGGTGCCCGACGCCAGAGCCACCACCCGGTCGAACATCTTCTTGATGTCCGCGGATTTGGTCAGATCGATTCCAGGCAGTACGCCGAACTTCTGCACTGGGGAGCCCGTGGTGTTCACACCGGGTCCGCCTGCGGACTGGACGCCGCCGCTGGAGCCGCCGCTCTTCTTCCCGCCGCCGTTGCCGTTGGCCGGCGGGGGCGGGACGGGCTGTGGACCCTCTTGCGGGATCATGCCGGTTTGATTGACCGTGAAGGAGGCGATCTGAGCCCTGAGCAGGTCGAGCGCCGCCTGCTGCTCGGCGTCATCGAT